GTTCTTTCTTCGCAAATGAGTAGTCATTAATCTGCTTACCATACAGATATTTTTTGCGTATCTCAACGTAATCTCTTGCCCACCCATAGAAATTTTTATAATCTTTAAAAGGACTAAAAGTCGATACCCACATCTGATGGAATAACTGCGAGAAACTCTCTGGCGAAGGTGTCCCCGATAAATAGATAATTGGCTTTCCATTACATATACGTTTTAATTCTTTTGCTCTAAGTGATGGTGATGGGAATGCACCAAGGCTATGTGCTTCATCGATAATAATTAAGTCAAAGTCCTCGTTCACATTATGCAACTGCTCATAATTTGTTACATAAATCTCCAAATCTAACCCTAACTTCTTGGCTTGTGCTATAATGTCATCAATGGCTTTTTTCTTAGTCACAAACAACACCTTCTTTGCACCAAACTTATGTGCAGTAGCAAATGCAGTTAAAGTCTTACCAGTCCTGACTTCCATTGCTAAATAAACAAGACCATTGTCGTACAATATCTGTGCGGCTTTATTCGATAGGTCAATTTGATAGTCTCTTAGTTGCAATTTTAATCCATCCATTTTCCATCTTTAATTAAATGCTGAAACCTATGTTTGAATACTTCAATAATTAAATAAAATAAATTATCAGATTCGTATTCACCTTGTTTGACTATTAATTTATACTTTCTCATAAACTATCTTTTATACGTTGAAGATATAATGCCTGATCCAAACATTCTTCTATCGCATGGTCAATCCATTGCTTAATCTCTAAGTCTGTTCTGTCCATTGTTGTGCCATACTTACGAATCCCAGTCTCAGAGCGAGAGCGCAGTAGATGCGCAATGCGAAACACTACGGTGTCTTTGTTATCGATTGTTACAAAATCCATTATTTCTTATGTTTTAAAGTGTAAGATAATTGTCTCGGCTTGGTCGTCTCGTTCATATATAGCCACAATTGGTGCGTGGCTTGGAATAGTGTCCAATAGCTTAACACCTCACTAATTGGCTTGGTGATTAGCTGCCAACCTACTCCTTGTATTGCTCCACCTTTGCCAGTTGTCCTGGTCTTGGCATTAAGCCACAATATACCTACTTCATCAATGCTTCTCACGTCAATTGCAATCTCACTTAACAATTCGTAGTAAGCTGACAATTGTAACCAATAGCTATCTTGCACAGAGTTAGATGTTTTGATGTCAAGTAGGATGCGTTTGCCATTAAGAGTCACTACACGATCAAGTGTCCCAGCAAAGCCTAACTTCTCACTAACGAAATGCGCCTCCATCATTTCAATGCTTGGCTTATGGGTAGTGCAGAAATCAACATACCTCTCAAACATTGCCCATTCAAGGTTCTTATAAGCTGGGAAGCCATTATGGTCTAAATAAGACACTTCCTCTCCTTCATCATACCTTTCGGTCAACTGATGCACATTAGAGCCTCTGCGACCAGCCTCATCACGGATGGTATCGGCATCACCTCCCATTTCTTTCAGCCATTTGTAAAACTCAGCTCCTTTTGGGAAGCATTCTAAGATTGTTGTGACGGAAGGAACGTAGCCACCTGATGGTGTGGAATAAAAACGTGAGTCTAAAAACTCGATGCGATTCTTGTTAAAGTCAATAGTATAATTGTTCATAGTTTAAAGTTGAAATTTAGTCACCGCAGTGACAATATTAGGCATAATTTAGTCAGTTAAAAAAGACCCAATGTAGAAACATCAGGTCGTATGCTACACTAATGAAACACATTTGCTTAATCTTATTAAGCAATCGTCAGAATATATTGCTCAATCTTGTGGATTTAAAATAAATGGGGTGGGATACCCTCCCTAAATGCGAACCTTCGCAACCCCCGAATACAACCCAACACTAAAATGGTGTATCTTCTCCCTCGGTAACGTCTGAGAGGGTAGGTTTAATCTTTGGTAAGATAGATAATTTCACATAATCCTCCAAATATTCCATACGTTCAGAGTCATCCCACTCTTCTATTCCTTTCCTTTTAATCTTGACCATTGGTGGCAGATCACGTGGATTATCTTTGGTCCAGTAATGCTTGAGTCCTTTACCATTTTGCGAAATGAAAAGTACAGATTGCTTCTTATCACCATCAACAATTAACTTAGGTGATAAGGTAATCACTTCCGATAGGTCAGCATTTGGTAATGCCTTGAGAAATGATGTGGCATAACCACTTGCATACTTCATCTCAAGATTAAAGTAGCTATCCTCATCTTTAAGGGTAATGACCCAAAACTTGCCATACTCACTCTGCTTGGTCTTTACATCTGTGAGCCATCCACTAAGTGAGTCATAAAACTCTTCGTGGACTTCTCTGCCCATCTTGTTTACACGAGATACTGATTTGTCTGTTGCTGATGGAAATTGTCTTACCAGTTTACCATTTGTGATGCTTAAAAACACGCCTTTTGCTTGACTTTGATTTAGTCCCATTTTTACTTGGTTTTTTGGTTATGAAAATAATTAATCTTTGCGTTATACTTTTCAATTAACTGAGTCATTTTCTCATCATAAGTTACGTTCATAAATAGCCTATGATATTTCTCATTTAATTGGTTTAATTTTTGAAACACCACTCTTGCATTGCCTTGGGTCATATCATTTACTGCTTGTAGCATATCGTTGTAATCTACCCAAAATTCTGCTGGGATGATATACTTTGTGTTGGTGTGTTTGCGTTTGGATTTAATTGGTGTGTCCCATTGATTAGGGACAAAAATTACACTAGATGTAATTAACAGAATCACCAGTATTGCTATGTACTCCATAGGATTGTAAAGTATTAATAATTTTTAGGTAGTTGTTAAGATTGATATTCCCACCAGTCTCTGCTCTAAAAATAGTCTGCATAGTTACATTAGCCATCTTAGATAATGTTTCACGAGATAATCCTTTCGATTCTCGCAATGCTCTTAGTTTCTCTTTAATTAAAATTTCAGTCATAGTATTCTTATTTGTTATGACATCAAAGTTATATGATTATTTTTAAACCACAAAATATATGTGTTAAAGTATTCTAAAAAAATAGTTTCCCCCTCATTTCCCCCCATTATGTAATTTCCTTCTAAAAATAAAGCCCCTCGTAGAAACGAAGGGCGAATTTGACCATACCGTATTTAATCACAAAAAACTATGTCTCACCATTCTGCAATGGTATATCTTCAGTATTATCTATTCTTCTGTAACCCTCGTGCCATAAGGTTTTGGTGAGGATAATGCTTTTTCTTACTACTTCTTCCTCGCTATCCTCAGGAGCCAATATGTGACAGATCTCGTGTATCAATATCTCCATTGCCTTGCGACCTTTGAGCCGAATATCAATCTCAATCAACTCATCCGAGTGAGCCAATCCCCAAGCCTTTTGCTTGCCAAGTTTGGTATATAATACTTTTATCCTCCTCATTTTGCGGTAGGTATTAGTAGATGTCGCTTTTGTTTGATTGTAGCTGCACCAAGTCTTTTCCTTGATACACTATTGCAATTCCCACATCTAAATAATTCATAAATGTTAGCACTAGTGTTATAACATTTGCCTTGGTCTTGAAGTTCACTACTGCCACAACTTGGACACCTATGCTCGGTTTCATCCAATATAAATAGCCCCATATTAGGATGAGGCTTTATCCAAGGTCTGATTTGTAAGTATGTCTCTTCAAGTATGCGCACGTCTTGTACGTTATAGTCCTCCATCTCTTTGAGTGCCTTGCGGTTACCCTTCATACAATTATCCCACAATTCGAATGAGGTCTCTTTCTTGCGCTCTAAATTCAATAGCTTATTGACATAATCTAACTTATTAGAGGTAAACCCAAACTGCCTTCTAATGTGCCTTAAAGTGTCTATTACTTGATAGGGTAGTGGTGGGTTTAGACCATTTAATATAAATCTTGAGTTCAGCCTTGGGATGTCAAATTTCTCAGCGTTGTGCGCAATCACTATATCCGCTTCATTAACCAATTTCCAAATACCTTCCATTATCCGCTTATCATCTTGGTTGGCTACTTCCTCAGGCTTTAATTTAGCACTATATACTTTGTCCTCAAATAGCCACTTAGCTGCCCAAGTTAGGCAAAACCAATCACTCTTGATTTGTGGCAAGTGTATGTTCTGATTCCAAATGCCCCAAACGTAAGCACTAATAGGTGCCGTCTCAATGTCAAGTATGAGGACTTTTGCGGATGTTTGGATTTTCTCCATTTTGGTATTGGTTGTGTCGTAGTTAAGAGGTTGCTGATGTGTTCTATTTTTTAATCTATCTCTATTTGATTGACCTTGGCTACCACGATAATAATTTATACACGCTCTTACATTATGAAATTTTAAACCACTATTCTCTTTGCAAATAATATTAGCAAGAGTATAGCTTTTCATATCTGGGTATAATTCCAAATAAGGAATTACCAAATCTTTTGGTTTCATCTGCGTTTAATAATATAAACCACACCAGCAATTAGTATTATCCAAGCCCAAGTTAGTAATGCTCCTTTCTGCCACCAACGGAATTGCTTCTCCGTTGCGTCTCTATCTTTCTTTGCAGCCTCATATACTTTCTTGTACCTATCTACATAAATATTCTTTGATACTATAATGATACTATCCTTGCAAGGCTGTAATATCTTCTTTATGCGCACTCTATCAATGTAATGCGTATCATTAATCCATTGGTATAAAGTGTCTGCAATTCTCTCCACAACCAAACTATCTTTAGTAATAATAGTGGTATCGTGTACATCATTGGTAATGTATATCGTCTCAATTGCTTCAGGGTTTTTAAGAAAATACCTTTCAATTTTTTTTTGTGTAACACAAGATGATAATAGCAATAGTAATAATAAATATTTCATACTAATATATTAAATAGGACATTTGTTTTGGATAGGCGGTCAGCGATGCCATTATAACCTCCGTTCACTTTTAAGGTAACTTTCTTTACTATATCTTGGTGTATTCCTTCATCGCAAATTACCCATAGACCTCTCTTGTCAAAAAACCAAGCGGCAGATGTGAGTGGGTATTTTGTAGCTACTAAACTTGGGTCATCCATAATTTTAGGATCACCAATAAAATCAGAGAATGCTTTGAAATTTGTTCTACCTGTCAACTGCAAAAAACCCGCTCCCCTAAACATCCATCCATCATTGCTCTTTAGCTTATTGCCCATACGACCATTATAGACCATATTGGCAATAGCTTGTGGTCGCCTTGCGTAGAGTGGTGCAGTATTTTTATCGAAATATTTTGGAAAGACTTTGAGCAGTCCTTCGGTAGAATAGTTGAGGTTCTCTCTTACGTGCTTAAAGTTACCACTCTCGTGAGCAACTTGTGCTAAGAAGTGAGTAAGCCTAAAAGAGTTGGTGATGTTGAATTGCTTCATCACATCACCTAACTCGTTAAGGACTTGTATGGGGATTTTATTGTGCAGTTTGTTCAGCATCTTTCTGCATTGCCTCAGCGATTTTCTGATTGATTTCTGCTAATTGTTTTTGCAAGTATTCGATCTGAGCTAAACAGTCATAAGCACTTGCTTTGAGTTCTTTAATATCCATAGTTTTAAATTTTACGTAAAGTTATATAAAATAATTAGATAATAACCAAATTTAACTTTCCTGCAATATATTGATAAGCCTGATCGTTAGAATTATCCCAGTCAATGTAATCTTGACCATCCATACCAACGTTACCTACTGATAATGCAGTACTAACCCCATCAACTACTTCTTTAAGTTCGTAGTAGAAGGTTGCGCTTGTTGCCAAGTCATCATAAATAATTCTTGCATCTAACTCTGATGCTTGTTTGCTTTGTCCGTTTACCCAGATTGATACTGGTTGAATGTTTACTCCCATTGTTATTTGTTTTATATTATTTGAAAATGAAGTGTAAAGAAATAATTAAACGACCCAGTATTTGCTGGTGTAAATATTAAACTTGCTGTTGTTGAATTACCATAGATAATACCACAAATATTGTCTTGTGCCGTTAACACACCATTGCATTGGTCTGCACTTGTAAAAGTTGTATTATATGGCAACTCAAGAATTACTGCTGACGTTACTCCAGCAGTTGTAGCATCCGCCTCTAATCTACCACTTACAGACACAACATTGCCTATTCTAATGTATTGGCAGTTATATGCAGTTGTTGCACTAATGTTAGTACCAGCAGTCAAAGTAGGAGTGTAATTACCACTTTGTGGTAGGTTATCTTGTGTTATAACTTGACCAAAGCCGTCATAGGCAAGTAGCCCAACCGCAGTGCCACTAAAACTTGTTGTGGAAGTATAGGCATTTAATCTTAACTGCCCATTAGCATAAATAGCCAACTTATCACTTGATGCCGTTTGTACTTTAAACTGAGCAGATTCAGTTGTTTTAATTATTAAATCACCAGTACCTCTATGTTCTAAAAAAGATGTTGTATTAGCACCAGCATTGTTCCGAATTAAACGCAAACCATAATCACTATATGTAGTGTCACCAATTAAATCAATATAGGCATACCCATTACCACTCCTACCACTTCCTATTTGCAAAGCATATTCAGACACACTACCTCCTTGACCAATAAATATTGAACTACCATCATCTGATAATATACTATTTCCTATTGCAGTTGATGAGGTAAACTTAGGGATAACATTTGTTGTACCACTACCACCAATAGTGCCTGATATTGTTTCCCATGAAGATGATATAACAGAAGTACCATCACCTATTTGTGAAAAATATTTTCTTGTCGTTGTGTTATTCCCAGCGAATCGTTCAGGCTCCCCAGTGCTTCGTGCTATCATTATATCTCCAGCAGTGGTCATTGGATTTGCAAACCCACCCAAACCAATTAATGTATATTCTGGAATATTTAATGCACCAGTTATAACATTAAATGTACTTGCTCCACTGCTACCAGTTGTAGTTAAAGTTATTGCTGGTTGCTTTGATGAAAACGTAAGCCAATCTGCGGAGGATAAAAATCCGTTAGTACTATTATTGGCTTGTGGGATAGACATTGTATTTGTTCCACTATTCCAAACTAATGGAGTAGTAGCGATAATATCTATTGGAGTTAAAAAGCTAGGAGTAAAAAACTCATATCCCGTACCAAGTGTATTTACTCTTAATAATTGCCCAGAAGTTACAGAACTTGTAGCAGTAAATGCACTCGTTCCATTTCCTATTAACACACCAGATAAACTTGTAGCACCTGTACCGCCTTTACCTACATTTAATGTGCCATAAAGGTCGGTCATGTCTATTTGTTCCCATACTGGGCTTGTAGCTGCACTACCAGTACCAGTAGAAGAAAGAAACATTTTTGTTGTGGTAGTATTACCAGCCAACCTACTTGGAACTCCTGCACCTGCACCAATGATAATATCACCAAGTGCAGTCATTGGGTTAGTTAAATAAGTAGCATTGAAAAACTCATATCCAGTAGCTGATGCATTAACTCTAAGTATTTGTAATGGCCCTCCAGTTACTGCACTAAAATTACCAGTACCATTTCCGATAACAACACCAGTTAATGTTGCAACACCTGTACCTCCTTTAGTAACAGGAACTGTTCCTGTAATATTAGAAAAGTCTAATGTTGCCCATGATAATGCAGAGCCGTTAGTAGTTAAATACTTTCCACTATTACCACTTTGTGTTGGAAAATTACCTACAAATGTATAAGCATCATCCCAATTACTTTGTTTGGTGTTTGTAGGAATAGAGTAACCAGCACTAAACGCAAGTGATAAATTTATTGTTCCACTTGAGGTGATAGGAGATCCAGTAATAGTTGCAGTCAACCCAGTTGGCATTGTAGATGATAGTGCCACTGAGGTCACCGTACCGCTACCGCTACCGCTACTTGGGATATAAGTTATGAGTGATTTGTTTATTCTCATTATATTAACGTAAATGTTTTCGTTACTCCACCTATTCTCATTTTCAAGTCTGTGCCATCGAACCAGATATCACCATTTGCAGGGGATGTTGGTGCAGTTGATGAAGCTAAGTTTATTTGTGCGTTGCTTGTAGTACCAGCACCCATTGATAATTTGCTTGTTATCTTCGCAGTGCCAGTGACTTGTAGAGCCTCGCCGCTTGATGTTGAAGCTCCAATTAAAACTGCACCCCCTATTGGTTGTAATGATAATGGATAAATAGCACCTGCACCTTGTGCATGAGCAATAGTCTGAATATAGTTTGCAAAAGGAGATGTGCTATATGTACCAAAACTTAATCCGTTTGTTGTACTAAATGCTAATTGAAAAGCACCTTTATTTGTTGTACTTGGAGCATCTACTATTGAAGAAAAAACTGTTAAAGTAGCTGATGGTGATGTTGTTCCTATACCTAACCTTCCAGCCATATAATTATCAGCAGTTCCGTTCATATAGAGATTCCAACGGTTAGTCCCAGATGCTATATTCCCAAAGAACCCATAATTTATTGTAGCACCTATCAAAGTATTATCAACCTCAAAACCTACTTGTGTTGTTATAGTAGAACCAGCACCTATTGTGCCTTGATTCGCTAAGTAATGTGTTGCTCTTGCAACTGTAAACGCAGCAGCTTGTGTGCTTAATGTTGTAGCAATCACTTTTGGTGAGTTAGTTACATCGCTTTGAATAGTTGAATCAATATAAAAGTTGATTGCTGATGAACTACCAGTATGTGCTTTACTTATTCTTAAATTACTACCCGTCAATGTTGTTTGTCCAATCCCCAACGACCCAGCCATATAGTTATTAGCAGTGCCACCCATGTATAAATTCCATCTATTAGTGCCAGATGCGATATTACCAAAGAAGCCGTAGTTGTTGGTTGCACCAGTTAAAGAAGATGCAGCAACAAATCCATATTGGTTAGTTACAGTTGAACCAGCAGCAATTGAAGTTTGAGATGCACTGAATAAAACTATTGATGGTATAGTAAACGAAGCAGCAGCGGTTCTTGTAGCTGCATTTATATAAGTAGCTTCACCAGTAACATCAGATTGTATAGCTGCATCAAATAATGCACTTGTTACTAATGTAGAACCAGTCATATTTCTTGATGCTCTTATAGATTGAGTAGTTAATGCATTAGGTCCAATCTTTAATCCATCAGAAATATATGTACTACCAATAACTTGTAGTTTCTCGCCCGAATCGGTTGTGCTGCCGATGAGAGTATTGCCATTGAAATAATTCAGTGCAGTGCCGTTCATATAGAGATTCCAACGGTTAGTACCACTAGCAATATTGCCGTAGAAACCAAAGTTGTTGGTTGCACCGATTAATGTACTATCTGCGTGAAATCCATATTGTGTACTTACTGAAGAACCAGAACCTATTGTTCCTTGAAATGCTCTATAATGAAATAAATTAGTTAATGTAAATGAAGCAGCTTGTGTTGCTGGTAAACTTAAATACATATGAGTTGTACCAGTAACATCACTTTGTATTGTGCCAGCACTATTTATTGCAGTTGTAGATGTACCTCCAGTAATATTTTTAGATACATTTAATGTTGTACCAGTCAAACTCGTACTACCAATCCCCAATGACCCAGCCATATAGTTGTTGGCAGTCCCGTTCATATAGAGATTCCATATGTTTGTACCAGCTGCTAAATCACTATAAAATGCATAATCGTTTGTAGCACCAGTCATTGTGCCTTGTACAAAAAATCCGTATTGGTTAGTTATTGTAGAACCAGCACCAACAGATGGTTGTGTAGCAAAGAAATGTCTGAGGTTTGTAACTGTTATTGCACTTGCAGAAGTAGAAGCCTCTGATTGAAAATAAGCTACGTTAGATAGTGTTGACTGAATCTGACTATCCATATAAATACCGATAGTATTTCCAGTCGCTAATGCTTTTGATATTCTTAAACTTGAGGCAACCGAACCACTATTGCCAATCCCCACACTATCACTAAAATACCCAGTCCCTACAACCTGTAACTTCTGCCCCGAATCAGTCGCACCAGTGCCAATACCGAAGTTGGTAGAAGAAAAAAACCTTGCTGCTTCAGCACCATTTGCTACTTGAAATATGTTTGCTGCACCTCTAAAAATATTAGATGCAAATGATACTTGTATATTTCTATCAGTAGAACCAACTCTAAAAGACCTTCCACTAGGACTATCAATGTTGAATATTGTATTATCAGAACCGTCATAGGTTATGTATCCCCTTGTACCAGTAGTTCCAAATTGCAATCTTTTATTAGTTGTATCCCAAGTAAGACCAGCTTCCCCTGCTTGTGTAGTCGCACCAGTGAAGTATGCAACTTGACCGCTTGTACCCGTTCCCGTTATTGGGTTGGTTAAAGCGTTTTGTTTGCTATTAAATGTTGTCCAATCTGCACTACTCAATGCACCTCTATTCGTTGCACTTGCCGTTGGTAGATTAAATGTATGTGTACTTGTAGCTGAACTGATATTGAAATCAGTACCACTTGAACCCGTTGCGAAGGTTTGGGTTGTTGCGTTTAGTCCGTTTAGACTTGTAATCCCCACATCACTGCTCGGTGTCCAGATAGTGCCGTTATATTTAAGCACCTGACCATTAGTAGCACCAGTTGTGTCTACATCGTGCAACTCCCCTAACTCCCATCCGTTCATCACCTTAACATACAACTTACCATTGTTTGCGTGAGCATACTCAACGTAACCAATTATGATAATATGTTGAGGAGCAATAGGCTTGATGTTAGTCAATCTACCAGCCGTTGTAGGACTCAAATATATCACATCACCATCTGCCCAAGTTTCACCTTGTAATGAACCTGTTGTGTTGATGCTCTCAAGAGAACCAACGGTCATAATAAACCCTTCTTGGTTGGTAGCTATTGTTTCGGTAACAAGTCCAATCGTATCGGCACTATTATTGTCGTTATTAGCTTGTGCTAAAGCAACCGCTAATCTCTGCCCTTGTGCGCCGCTTATTCTTACCGCTTGATAGGCTGCCTTAGTTAGTGTAGTATTAGGGCTAACTTTATTTACCACTCTTGCTACCAAGTCAACACCATTCTTTAAAATAACACTACCACCTTTTAGGGTTGTCTCGCTACTTCCTATCGTATCGTTCCACCTTGTTGTACCAACCGCAGCCGTTCCAGTAGGAGATGTGTCAAGAGTCATCTGACCAGCCCTTAACTCAAACTCACCCAAGTTGACATTAGTCGTAGCACCTGTGTAAGGCACTTTAGCGTTTAATGCGTTTTGTAAATCGGTCTGATCTGATAATGTACCCGTAATATCTCCCCACACTGCACCACCATCATTAGGCACTTCATAAGACACGTTGATGTAAGTAGCACTTATCGTCTCACTTACATAAACATCGGTCACATTATATGATACTTTTATTGTCATAATTATACTGTTATTTGATCAATAACTTTAACATATCCGTTCATATAAGTGAACGTACCACTTGGGTTAGTTACTTGCAAATCATAAGCGAACTCACCAACGACATAAGTAGCTGTTGTTACACTTGACAAAGACACACTCCTCTCGTTGGTATCTCCAACAACAAAGATTGCATTGTCCCAAGTGAACTGAGTAACCCCAGCACTATTTTTAGCCATTAGCTTAAATGTCCAAGCACTTACATTAATAGGAGTAGTCTCACACTCGTCACTATAAAACGTTAAGTTCATATTCCAAGTGTCACCTCTCCTAATTGCTTTTAAATTATGTTCGCTCATTGTCTATCTGCTTTATCTTTTAACTCTAATTTTATATCTTGCAAAGCGTCAAAAATCTTACCCAACTTCTCACCAATCTCATCTTCCTTCTTCTCAAGGGTGCGGACACGAAGGTCAAGTTCTCTCAACTTAATCTTCATGTCCGTAAACATCTTCGACAATGCCATTGCAAATGCAATAGTCTGAATAATTATCGTTACAATCACCCCTTGCTCCATCTCAATTACTTTTTAGCGTCTTGAGCAAATATGCCCACTAATAGCATTCCAAGACCTGCTAAGACCATTTTCCAATCATTAGCCATTGCACCTTCCCAAATAATTGGCAATCCAGCTACTGCTCCGAAAAGGCTTGTCTTTACATTTTCCATCATTTGTTTCATATTATTATTTTTTATATTGCCGTGTAACAATGTGTTACAGTCGTTCCGTTTAATGAAGCTCCTAAGTTTATTATCGGTGTTGCACCATCAAGTGTAACCGTATAATTAAAATACCACTTGCCTCCATATCCTACTGCCACAAGTTTGTAAATACCACCAGATTGTGAACCAGCAAGAGCATTTATTTTTCCACTTGAAACAGTATTTTGTAGTCTTGTTAAAGTATCTGTTATAGGACTTGCTCCTTGTAAAGTATAAGAGTATGTAGGGAAAGTTCCGTAAGTAGAGTCTAATGTAAGTGAAGTTATTATAACTTGAAATTCATAAGACTGATAGTTGTTCTGATTGTCAATTAAGTCTAAAAAACACTTAAATTTTGTATTCGTACCAGTTATAAAGTTATCAAAAAAATTGATACCATTCATACTTGTTTCGGTCATTTTTGTAAGCCCAGACCCACTAACCGTGAATGATTGTCTGCCACTTACGAATGACCTATATGAGGTATTAGATATAGTAGCTATCTCTAATGTCTCACCATTTATTGTAATAGAGGAATTGGTTGCACAAGCAAACGGATAGGCATTATTACTGCTATCCATTGCTGCTATTACTAATCCTTCTGCTTTTAATGTATCTGCCATTATCTAAATAAATATTTTTCGGTGTATGGATCGTAGTTTAAAGTATTTGGTATATCATAACTGCTTACGTTAAATGTACCACTTGTAAATTGAATCGAAGTTATACTTTTACCAACCTCAGTAGCATCAAAGCTAACCTCAAACTCATCTTCTGGATTTATTGTATAAGTACCTGATGGTGATAAGTTTACAGAGAATGGAAACGGAGCAGCTCCGCTAATTGTGAATGCTTGTGTTTTTATTGTTGTACCATTCTGCTTAACATAAAATTCTACTGCAACTGGTGTTGCTCCAATATATGATATAAAATTACCAGCTAAGCTAATAGTTAAAGTTTCTGTGATTGGTTGTGCTCCTCTATAAATTATTGTACCATTTCCAGATACAACAAAATCTGGGTTTGTAGAGGCATTGTAAGGTACTATTGATATATTAGGAAATGTGCCAGTTGTTGCATTTAAAGTCAATGACCTTGTGATACCAGCTGCGCCATCCCTATCTTCATCCCAAACCTCTTCCATAGTACAACTCCAAGTTGCATTATAAAAATCAATCTCTTTTAAGTTAGATATATAAAATATTTTATTAGGTATGTCATCTACAAGTTTAATAGTATTTAGAAGTCCTATTGTTCTACTTGTACCAGCATCATTCCAAGTAAGTCCATAAAAAGCTGCATCAATCTTATCTCTATCATATCTATCGTGAGACCAATGCGTTATGGCATTTTGCTTCTTAAATGATTGCCTCTCTCCATTATATCTAAATCTATACCACTCAAAATCAGTAGGTGTTTCACCATCCATCTCATAAATTAATCCTTTATAAGACTCTGATATATAATCATTTAGATATAAGTCATAATTATTATTAAACTTAATATTCTGAGTCTTGACAAACTTCGCTTCTATACCAGTTAGTCCTTCTACAAAACCATCAACTCTATTAAGTATTTCAAATTCCATATTTTTGAAATATCTATTATTAGCAGATGGGGTACCTGTGGTATTAATTAAATAAACTTCTATATATCCTGATGCTGGTGCTGAAACTGATTCAATTTCTAATGTATTCCATTCTGTTACAAATATATCATTGCCATAAGGTATGCTCAAGTCTTGATTAGACACTGATTGTAAAGTCCAGTTACCGCTTTGATTTAATGTATAATTACCGCCAGTTGCTATTAATGTTACCTTTGCCGTAATGCCTGAACTTGAATATAAGTTATTTGCATATTTAGTATCAATTGAAAATCTAATAGTCTCACCAAAGTTAATCCAAACTTGTTCACTTGTAATTGTTGTATTAGTATAAACTACTATATAATTTTCTATTAATGCACCAAACTTGGACTCAAATCTTTCTATTCTTATTGGTGCATCATCACCTGGTGTTAAAGCGGTCCAATTATTTACTTCATAATTCTTTTCTGTTGGGTATGTTGCAATCAAGTCACCTCTTGAAAATGAACTATTTTTAATAACCTCTGCAAGCCTATCGTAATTAAATGTTACAATAGTTTCTTTTGGCTTACGATTGATAAATCTTAGCATTTGTGGAGCAATAGGTTTTACCTCACTATTTGCACCAACTTCTATATCAAATCTTTTGTTAAACGTTGTGGTAACTGTACTAATTGTACTATAACCTCTTAAATTACCACTTGTATATAAATCTTCTATTCTTTGTATTACCCACCTATTTTCATACTGAAATATATTTTGATTAAATGCAGTATTTACTTTATCAAGAACTGTATAGCTATCTTCATAAGTTCTTGGCGATGTCTCAAATGTTCGTGGGTCAATTAAGCATTGATTAAGTGATGTATTCGGCAAAGTACTTGACATACTTGTGTGATACAAATTATTAATCAAAGTGTAATCTACAAGAGGTTTAGATGTATCTTGTAAGCAATATTCTATAAGTTCAAGAGGTGTTTTTTTTACTTCTATCTCTACTCCATCATCAGATAATTGCTTATCTTTTAAAGCTCCTAAAGCCTCTGCTGCTGTAATCGTTAGTATATGATTTTGGTTTTCATAACTTTCTTGAAAATCATCTTGCAACACAAAACCACTCCAATAAATAACTCCATTATACCAAAACCTAACTTCAATGTCTGTATCTTGATCAGCCAAAAAATCATCTATGCTTACAGATGATGAATTTGTAACTATTTGTATCTCTGCAAGAAATGGTCTAATACCTTTAAATAAATTATCGTCAGTATTAAATTCACTTAATACAAATGGTCTTGCACCTCCATCAAGATAATATACAACACCAGCAGTATAACCTTCATAACGAAAGTCAACTTGACACAAAGTACCTTCTTTGCTATAAAACTCTACTCTATATTTTAATGCTTTAGCCAACTCTGTTAATTGTTGTATTTGTTCTATTTATAGATGCCACTAAATCACTTCCTCTTAATTGCAAATTCACCGCACCAGCCATTTGTAATGGACTTGGACCTATGCCACTAAAGTTAGCAGTACCAAATAATCCACCAATTTTACCAAGACCGCTAAGTGTTGCAGAAATACTTTTTGCAGCACCTAATTTTGATAATCCAGCAGTTGCTCCTCCAGACAATAATGATGCAATTAAATTAGCAATACCACTTGCAATAGCTTGTGCTAAAATTCTTTTAAATGCGTCTTTTGCTAATTGAACAAACCCATCAAATGAAACCTTACCATTTGTCAATAATTCATCAAAGAAATCTCTAAATGGTCTTGTTAAATTTGACTCTATTGATTTTTTTAGATTTTCAAAGTTTTTTATTTGGTCTTGTATTAATTTAAATTCATTAGCACCTTTATTTATAGCATCTTGAAATCTCTGTGTTATACCAGCATCTTGTGCAACTGTTGCTCTAATTCTTGCTAGTGCTTCTGTAATAGCTTTTTCAATATCTTCATAACTTGTTTTAACACCAGTTGTTAACTCTTTACTTATAAGAGCATCTCTTATTTGATTCTTAAATTGTTCTAATTTTGGTGCAGTATCTTTATTGATTTCATCCCAAGCATCAGATATAATTTTAAAATCTTTTTCAGAAAATAAGACATCAATTAAGGGTTCAATATTTGTTGCTGGTAAATTACTTATAGATTTACTAAATGATTCTATATATGCTTTTGCATCAACTTTTTTTATAGGCTTTAATGTAGGGTCAAAGTCTAAAAAATCTTGATTTCTTAATGAATTTATGCTACCAAGCAATTCAAACTGCTTTTTTCTTTCATCATTTAGCTTTTTAGCAGCTTTTGCAGCATCTTCTTCAGCTTTTCTTTGTTCTTCTAATTTATTTGTTAAATCATCAGCATTGCTAGATATTTTAGATATTGCACCTATAACTGGCTCTAATGATTTATACCATTTGTCTGTATCGGCAGTTATCCTAGATATTTCATCCCTTTCTTTTTGTACTTTTTCTGCTGCTGCATCTAATAATTTATTTCTAGCAGCAAGATTATTTGTTTGTAATTGTGTTAATCTTTCGCCTTTATCTTTTTTTTCTTGAGCAATTTGTAAATCTGATATTAGCTTTTTTTCAGCCTCTCTTGCCGCTAAATATTTACCATTTGTTTCAAATCTTCTTTGCTCTAAACCGTCTAACGCTTTAGATATAGCAGCTGATTTTGTTTGTAATTTTATAAACTCTAACTGAGCTTTTGCGTTTTCACCAATTAATTTTATACTTTTTGAAGTAGCTAAATTCTGTTCATCTATACCAGCTACTACATCAGGATTTACTTTTTTTAATTCTCTGTATGCTGCAAGTCTATCTTTTTGAGATGTATTTTCATCTTGTATTGTTTTAACAAGAATATTTATTTTAGCTATTTGCGCTCCGCTATTACCAGCAGCATCAGATAGAGCTTTGTTGAAATCATTTTGTGATTTTATAGCTACTGAATTTGCACCAAATAATACCCTTACAGCATTTGATAATGATCCATATTCTTTTATTGCAAATGTTATTGCTGCCGTTACAGCACTAAATGCTAAAAACAAACCAGCAGGTCCTACTAATGATGCACCTAATTCTTTTAAACCACCTTTTAAGCCATTTGTTTTAAAATCTAATTGACCAAATGCAGATATTACTCCTGGTAAGTTATTCTGTATTGCAATAAATCCAAATGGAGCATCTTGTGCTACAAGTGATAAACTTGTTAATGCTCTACCAGCTTTTTTTGTTGATTCTTCGCCTTTTGCAAATGCATTACTTGTGCCGTTTAATGTACCTTGTAATCTTTGAAGAGTGCTTTCTAGTCCTTTTAATTGACTAATTTCTTGATCTGTTACTAAATTAAATGGCTTGGCAGCTATTTCTTTTTGTAAAGATTTTAAAGCATCTTTTACTTCCTTAATAGATTTTTCAAACTGACTTGCATCAGCTCCTATTGGTAATATTAATGCATTTACGTTTTCTGCCATTTTGTTAATCTATTAAAGACTTCTCTATATTCTTCATCCTTTGGCTTTTCTTTCTCATCACCTGGTAATTCCCACAATGCCTCTGGTGTCTTTGGCGCAGTCTTAGGGTCTCCCATCAAACGCACCATTGTAAACATTAATAGTCTTGTCTGCTTATAGTTGTCAACCTTCTTCTCGTTATAGCCTTTAAGCATAAGAGAAAAATGTCGTGGACTCATATCAAAGAAATCACGTGGAAGAAGTTGCAACTCACCAAATGCGTAAGCCTCTATTTCCTCCCACGTGAACTCTTTTTTTTTGCTTTATCATCTACTTCTTCCGATGCAGCGACATTGCTTTTAATCATATCGCTTTCACCCCAAACTTTTATAATTTCTTTGAGTTCTTCTAAAAACTCATTTTTCAATATATTAGTTTCAACATAATCTACTAAGTTTTCAAATGTCATTTCAGGCAAAACACCTTTTACAAGGCAGTTATTATAGTAACCACTATAAACCAAGTGTGCTACGCCAATCTCATTTAGTTCGCCATTTTCGAAAGAGATGCCATCTACAAACTTATCAGATAAGTATCTAAAAGAAGCCATCCCAAATTTAAGTCCGACCTTTTTGTCGTTAATAGTAATAGTAGTATAGTTCATAAGTTAGTTTATGGAGTTACATCCAAAAGTCCAGTAGATTGAATTGTTCCAGAGAAGTTGATAAATTCAGTAGATGACTGATTCAAAGTAAGGTCAGTAATATAACCAAAGAATTGATGATAATAAACTGCACCATAAGATGAACCGCTGAATAATGGAGATTGAACTCTTACGTTTACAAGAGTCTTTGCTACCATTGCAGCCAACAATTCTTCATAAGAAATTGCAGTTGGTGACAATGATCCAGGTGATGTTTCACAGATTGCATCAAAGTCAACTGACATCTGTGGTTCTGAAGGCGAGGTTAATACTCCGCAGTTAGTTTGCTCAGTTGTTGCATCCATTGTTGTGTTAACTGAAGATGAACGTAAGCATACTAATCTTACAAATGTTGTACCGCCCGTTACGTCTATTTCAACGTTTTGATTAGCTCCTAAAATTTGTGGCATTGTTTTCTATTTTTGATTTACTAAATTGTTTATTGTTATAATTTTTCTTGCTACATAATTATCTCCATCTTGCAATGGTAAGTATCTTGAACTTGTTCTTCCAAGTGGAAAAACTTGAAAGTTTGCATCACTAAACCCAGTTATTGCTGGATTAGGGATAAGTATATTTAAAATCTGTGATGCAATATTATCTACTACTCCTAAATCATTTACTCTATATTGCTCACTAAAAATATCAACCACTACTTCTACATCATTACCAAATGAATGGTTAGTATTATCACTTGTCTCAGTTATGTTACCAATAATTACATAGTTTTGTGGTGTAGTATCAAATGGAGTCTGCCCATACACAGGCACATCTTTGCCGTTATAAGACAAGTTGCCATTTAAGGCATTGACATAAATCACTCTCACATTATTACTACAATCAAGCATTTTTACTTAGTATTTTTGCTATTTTATTTTTTAGTTTTGGAATATTTTTATTTACAGTTGGATAAAAAAATGGAGTTGCTCTTACACCTTTATTTTCTCTTCTTGTCCAAAACTTTTCACCTATGCTTTGCCAAAACTGGTCATAATTTTTTATTTTAGTTTTTTCTCCAGTTCCAAACTCTACATAAGCAGCATAAGGTGCATCAGCTCTTAATTCATAAGATAATTGTCCAACTTCTTTATAGTTTATAGAACTATATAATCTTCCATCCTCAACTGGAGCAGCAGCCAATGCTTCTTTCTCCATATCTTGCATAGTCTTTACGAATGCCTTCTCAATCTTATCAAGTCTTTCAATAAATGCTTTATCTATGCTATTCATAGACTTATTAAAAGCACTCATATTAACTTTAGCCTTTGCCACTATATAACTACTTTTTTATATTGATGATAGTTAAGCCCATCCCAATATGGATATTGTGAAATAATTCCTTTAGGATCTGCGTTCATCTTCTTACCTCTGTTCTCGTACATCCAAGCCACAAGGGTTAGGATGTCGTTCTCCAAATCTGCTGGGACGCTACCATAACCAGCTTGGTAAGTAATCTCATAAGTGCCGCCCATATAGAACCACAACTTATTACCAATCTTCTCAAAGTCCTCATTAATAGTTAATGTATCCCACATATTGATGCCACTCTTATATCTTACCAAGTCAACGCAACCAAGTGGTCCGTATGGCAAATCCACCATCCAAACTGCTGGCACTTCGCCAGTTAGTTCTACATAACTCTTAATTGTCTTGTTGACAAGTGATAAGCCAGTTAGTTTCTCCAAATGCTTTCTTGAGCTTGTGATAAGCTCATCAATCAAAGTATCGTCAGTATTATAGGTTATTCTCATCCAATCTTTGGCTTGTGTGCGGCTCACTGGCTCTACACTTGCGTCAGCGGTGACTATGATACTATCTATATAAATCGCCATACTTATCCGTTGTATTTATTAACTTCTTCTCTGAGCCACTGCTCAAACTCATCAAGTGCTTTTCTTGGGTCGTGTTCTCTTGCTCTTCCTTTTGCTTTTTTAGATGCTGCTGCGTATGCTTTGGCATCATCAAGTTTCGTAATTTCTTTAACCCAGCTTTGAATATCATTTCTATCCTTTATAAATATTCCAGCCTTCCCACAATTCTCCTTCAACCCTTCCGCTTCAGAGCAAATAACTGGTATCCCACTACTCATTGCTTCAGTTGCAGTCATTCCCCAACTCTCATAGGTGCTTGGCATCAGTAGTATTCTTGTCTGTTTATAAACAGAAAGTATATCAGTAGTTTTGTTAATATAAGTAATATTTGGCAAGTTTGAAGTTATTTGGTTATCGTATGAACCCATCACACCTAAAAACTTTTTATTAGGCATTAATCTTGCTATCTCTTCAAATATCTTACCACCCTTATTTTCATTTAAATTTATCAGTGTAATATATTGATTATCAATCGTTTCTACATTAGTATCATAATCACGATAATCAACTGGTGGTGTAAGTATAAAGTTACTCCATTTATAAGCCAATTTCTGTTTTGCCCATAAAGAGTTATACACTATATGTTGAGAAATTTCTGCATTTTGAATCTCAGGATATAAATGTGTGTTATGTATAAGATGAAATAAAGGCTTTCTAAACATTCCAGCCATACCTATTGACCATCTTGTATAGTCTAAATGCGTAAATACACAATTTGACCATCTAAATAAATTTTCAATAACATTTTGGTTAGGAGGAAATACATCCACACCATCGTAAGTGTAAGTGTTTGTAATCTTATAATGATTAGCTTGATGCAATAACACCCTAACGTGATGCCCTTTGCTTTGTAAATGCTTTATCATTCTATGAGCCATCATCTCAGCACCGCAAAGATGCTCAGGAGGATATAAGTGTATGCTAAAAAGTATATTCATAGATAATGTCAGCTTCTAATATAATTACGTTATTTGGATTGGTCTTTTGTATAAAGTATTGTAAAAACTCATTATCTACATAATGCGTCTCAAATTTTAATTGCTTTATTTTGTACTTGTCAATATCAATGCTATCAACAATTACTTGGTCATACCCCTCACAATCTACTTGCACATAATCCACTTCCTCAAAGCCATACTTCTCGCACAACATATCAAAAGTTACTGCCTTCGCTTCGTGGTAAGTTAACTCATCTATCTTTGCCAAATATCTATTAAGTGGTGTGCCAAACTTAACTACACTACTACACCCACCTAAAAAATCCTCAGCATCAGGCAAATATGCCATCACTATGTCCTCTATCCTATCACTAACAACTGAGTTCTCAAGGAATACTTTACAACTCAATTTCTCTACGTTCTTTTGCAGTTTCTTGAACTGATGTGGTATAGGCTCCACAAATAAAGCAACATCATCTTTTGTTAGTTTGTCAAATATATTGTCAAAGCTAACTCCATCCATTGCCCCTATAATAATATAGTTCATAAGTAAAAATAAGGGGAGAGAAACTCCCTCCCCTATATTTATAAACCTTAGATTGCTCCGTAAACAGCAGCAGTTGGTTGGAACTGAAGAAGTTCGCAACGAGCTTCTGCTCTGAAAGTGATAAGGTTCTTGATAAAATCATCTTGATCGAACTCGGTAGAACGAACTGCAAGACCGCTTTGCTGAGCAATAGCGTACTTAGTAGTGTCCATAACGTACATTCTAGATGCAGTTACCAAGCTATGAGGAATAACTGGGATACCTACGATTCTAACGTTACCATTGTTATCGATAACCATTCCACCAGGTACTGAGTAATCAGCAGGCTTGGTTTTCAACAATGAAGCCCAACCAGCGTGAGTAATCAAAGAAAGGTTTGGAGTCCAGTTCAATGCACCAAGTTGTGCAACGTAATCGATGAACTTCTCAGCGGTGTTAGCACCAGAAGAAGAACCAGCAGTTGCAGAAGATGCGATAGCGTTAAGATAATAAGTATCTTCAGCCTTCTGGAAATCTTCAATCAATGACTGCTGCAAGTAAGCTTGCAAGAATGGAAGGTCATCAATCATCTGACGAGATACTTTAGCGTAACCAGCGATGAAAGACAACGCAGTGTTTACAACTGTTACATCGTAATCAACTTGTGGCTTTGCAGAACCTTCAGTTTGCTTACCGAAAGAACCTTCACCTACTGGAGTGTTACCTC